CTTCAAAAATTCTCCGGAGGTTATATTCCAATTATATTTTAGAGTCTTTCACAAGGGATGTTGCAGGTAAATGCCCAGTGCTTCATTCTGATACCTCCTTTCAGTGAATATAGATAGTGTTCCATAGGCTATCCTGTGTGCTGTGTTTTCGGTTTCTCCTTTCCACAGTATGCGGGATATTTAATACCCCTAAAAGTGCCAATAAACTTGTAACATTCCTTTTGAAAGCCTCTAAAAAGTAAACATATTCTGATGAATAGTCACAAAGAAGGGAGAACAACTACTATGAAACAGACTGAGAAGTCCACGGGTAACAGGAAAGATCCTCCTGCAATTACCAGCGAAGCACGAGAACAACAGCTTATGGCAAAGGCAGAGCGCCTTGCTGAGAAAAAACTTGAAGATGGAACAGCATCTCCGCAGATAATTGTCCATTATTTGCGTCTTGCAAGTGAACGTGAGAAGAGAAAGCAGCAGGAGGAGCTACTTAAAGCAGATATTGAGCTTAAGAAGGCTAAAGTTGAAGCTATTCGTTCTGCGGCCAAGATTGAAGAGCTGTACAATGAAGGTATGAAACTATTCCGTATGTACAGCGGAACAGAGGATGTTGTCGATGAGGACATATAGTGAATTGATTACTCTTCCGACATTTCGTGAGCGGTTTGATTACCTTAAACTTGACGGAACAGTAGGAAAAGAGACATTTGGATTTGATAGATATTTAAACCAGAATTTTTATCAGTCATATGAATGGAAAAGAGTAAGACGAGATGTGATTTTACGTGATCAGGGCTGTGATTTAGGTGTTCTCGGAATGGACATTCTGGACAGAGCAATTGTACATCACATGAATCCGATCTGTGTTGATGATATTTTAGAAGTAACAGATTACTTATTAAATCCTGAGTTCTTGATAACCGTTTCTCATGCAACACACAATGCTCTTCATTACTTTGAAGACGACAACATGTTCAGAGACCCTGCAGTAAGAACTCCGGGTGATACTTGTTTATGGTGAGGTGAATACTTATGAATCTTAATATCTACAATCCGTATGTGCGTCATGACATTGAGCTTATGCATTACGGAGTTAAAGGCATGAAGTGGGGTAAGCATAAAGCACTTACGTACCCATTAAGTATTGACGAGTATTCACCTGCGGAACGTATGGCTATGAGAGCTCAGAGTACAGGAAACGGTAGTCCTGTAGTGAGAAAGCCTACAATGCCTAGCGGACCTGTGATTTCAAGAGGTTATCGTTCACTTGCTGAAAGCATATCAAAGAAAGACGATAAGAAAACTTCAGATTCCAAAACAGATAAAGAAGAGAAAAAAGAAGAATCTAAAGACTATAAGAAATCAAGCAGCTCTTCTAAAAAGTCGAGTAAGAAAAAAGGAAGCGGAAAGAAATCGTCAGGCAGTAAGAAAGCAAAAGTTGAGACAGAAACTACGCAGCAGCAAACAGTAGAAGTTGAGCAGCCTATTAATGTGCGAAGAAAAACTCATGTTAATTATAGCATTGATACAAGACTTGGAACAAGAAGCAGACCAAGTGGCGGCGGAAACATACGAATGACCGACATGAGAGGAAACGCTGTGAATGGACTAAGCGGCGGATCTTTAGGTTCTACTTCGAGACCTACATCAGGAAGAATGAAACTTACAAAAGAGGAATCTGATAGAGAGTATGAAACAGAAGTAGCAAATGTCAGAAGACAAAGAGCTACTCAGAAAGTTTTAAAGACTACTGTTGCTTCTACAAGTACTGAGAAGGTTCAAGCAGGAAAAGATATAGCCGATAAGGTTCTTAAGAAGAAATCAAAATAAAGAGGTGATAACTATGATTGACAGTATTCTCAACTCAGTGAAAAAGAAGCTAGGAATACTAGAAGACTATACACATTTCGATGAGGAGATAATACTCGATATTAACACCTCTTTTATGACGTTGAATCAGTTAGGCATCGGACCTGAAGAGCCTTTCATGATTACAGGCGCAACTGAAATTTGGGATGATTTTATTGAAGACGGTCGTATCGAAGCTGTAAAATCTTACATTCCTCTTAAAGTCAGACTTTTATTTGATCCGCCACAACAGTCGTTTATGCTGAATAGTGTACAAGACAGAATAGCAGAACTTGAATTCCGTATGATGGTACAAGCTGAAAAAGACCATTTACCTGAGTATGATATGGGCGGAATTTATGTGAAATAAACGCCGATAAGAAGAGATTGCTTAGTCAATCTTTTTTTTTGTTGGAGGAAACTATGAATATTAATTACTACAATCCCTACGTCCGTCAAGAGCTTGAACTCTATCATCATGGTGTAGCAGGTCAGAGATGGGGTAAAAGAAACGGGCCGCCTTATCCTCTTGCTGCCAGCGCTCATTCTGCTAGTGAAAAGAAAGCTGGGTGGAGAAAGAGTTTAAATGGCGATAGTGATCAAAGTTATTCAAAGAAACGTTCTAAAATTGATTCTATATATTCTAAAGCTATTCGTAAACAAAGGAATCTGACAGAAAGAGAAAAGAAAAAGATTCATAAAGAATATATAGCTAGAATGAATAAAGATGAGATCGAACAATTTGCAGATTGGGTTAGGCAGCATGAAGTGATAGAAAAGCAAGCTTCAGAAGCGTATGATAATTACCTTAAAAAGTTCGAATCAGATCCTAAAAGAAAGAAAATTGTTGATAATTGGAGTGGCGATGGTACTGAACTCTATATGAAAATGCAAGAAATTATGCCAGATAAAAATGTTGAATCAGCTACCGACAGAGAAATGACTTCTATCTTTTACGGAGAGCGTCTTGCAAAGCACATAGCGGCTAGAATAACATCTGATGATAAAGATTATTATATGGATGGACCTTGGAAGAGAGGAGAAAATCAACGTATCAACTCCGATAGCGAATCGTTTGTTGCTATTCGAGACGCTGGTGACAGAATTAAAGAAATAGATTCAATGAGTAATAATGGACAATCTATAAAAAAGATAGCAAAGAAAACAGGAACTTCTGAAGAATATGTAAAGGCAATACTTTCAAAACGAAATTTCTTCAATCGTAATGATCGAACGGAAGACGAAATGCGCAACCTTACAAGACAATATGAACTTGAAGAAGGCATTAGAAATACCGATAAGAAAAAGACAAAAGACGCTTTTGATAGAGAGTATTTAAAGAACGCCAAGAAGGAATTGAAAGATCTTAAAGCTAAATACGGATTAGTCGATCCATATAAAGTTACAGATCCTGAGTTACTTGAACTCATGCTTATAGATCCTGATTATAAGATTTATAAGAAAGATATTCAGAAGCAGTTCGATTATGTAAGTAAAATTCCTGAGTATTGGGACTAATAACAAAAAGTAGGTGAATAAATGAGTTTATCAAACACAGCTGTTCCGTTCTATTACGGACAGTTTCGTGACAGAGTTATACGAGGTGAAATACCTGTCTGTAACGAAGTGTCAATGGAAATGAACCGAATTGACGCGCTTATTGCTTCACCTATTTATTACTATGATGACAAAGCAGTTGAAGGTTGGATTTCTTTCTGTGAGAATGAGCTTACTCTTACAGATGGAGCCGACCTTCATTTACTTGATAGCTTTAAACTTTGGGGAGAACAGCTATTCGGATGGTTTTACTTTACTGAAAACTCCGTCCCTGTGATTGAAGGTGGAGTAACCAAGTATGTAAAGAAAACCGTTAAGAATCGACTAATTCATAAGCAGTTTCTTATCGTCGGACGAGGTGCCGCAAAGTCACTTTACGATGCATGTATTCAAGCTTACGGTGTTGCTGTCGATCCGTCTACAACAAATCAGGTAACAACAGCACCAACTATGAAACAGGCTGAAGAAGTCATGGGGCCGATACGAACTGCAATCACCAGAGCAAGAGGCGGATATTTTAAGCTTCTTACTTACGGTTCTATCCATAGCACAACAGGATCAGGAGCAGGAAGATCGCATCTTGCATCGACTAAACTTGGCATCCAGAATTTCTATACAGGTTCTATCCTTGAAATTCGTCCTATGTCAGTAGATAAGCTTCAGGGACTTAGAACAAAATACATGACTGTCGATGAGTGGCTATCGGGTGATATCAGAGAAGATGTTATCGGTGCTCTTGAACAGGGCGGATCTAAGATAAAGGACTGGATACTTGTTTGTACATCCAGTGAAGGTACTGTACGAAACGGTCCTGGAGATTCAATCAAAATGGAACTCATGGACATCCTTCAAGGTAACTACAAGAATCCTCATGTATCTATTTGGTACTATAAATTAGATGATGTCAAAGAAGTATCCAATCCTCGAATGTGGGCAAAAGCAAATCCGAATCTTGGATACACTGTTTCCTATGAAACTTATCAGCAGGATAAAGAGAAAGCTGAGCATGTTCCTTCAGCTAGGAATGATATTTTAGCGAAAAGGTTTGGAATTCCTTCTCAAGGTTACACATATTTCTTCACATACGAAGAAACCATTCCTCATAAGAAAAGAGAATATTGGCAGATGCCGTGTGCTATGGGTGCAGACTTGTCTCGTGGAGATGACTTCTGCGCCTTTTCGTTTTTATTCCCACTTCCTTATGAGCAGTTTGGCGTAAAGGTGAGAAGTTATATTACAAGCAACACACTTAATAAGCTTTCGCCTGCCATGAGAATGAAATACGATGAATTCATACAGGAAGGAACTCTGATTGTTCTGGAAGGCACTGTTCTTGATATGGAAGACGTTTACGATGATGTAGACAAGTTCATCATGGATTTCGAATACGACGTGAGATGCTTCGGATACGATCCATATAACGCGAAAGAATTTGTGAATCGTTACGAACAGGAGAATGGACCTTTCGGAATTGAAAAAGTAATCCAGGGAGCTAAGACAGAGTCTGTTCCTCTCGGTGAACTTAAGAAACTTGCAGAAGATAGGCGTCTTCTCTTTGATGAATTACTTATGGGATTCTGTATGGAAAACTGTATAGCACTTGAAGACACAAACGGTAACAGAAAACTTCTTAAGCGTAGGCACGATGAGAAGATCGATAATGTCGCAGCCATGATGGATGCTTTTGTAGCTTATAAACTGAATAAAGATTTGTTTGAGTAAGAGGAATTAACTATGAATACAAATATTTATAATCCCTACGTCCGTCAGGAACTTGAATTATACCATCATGGAGTAGCAGGTCAGAAATGGGGTAAGAAGAATGGACCTCCTTATCCATTATCTGCTAGCGCTCACTCAGCTTCTGAAAAGAAAGCAGGGTGGAGAAAGAGTCTCGATTCAGCTAAATCTGAATACAAGGAAAGAAAGCGTTCTTACAAAGCCGCAAGTAAAGAATATAGGCAGGCTAAGAAAGAATACAAAGTAGCAAAACAAGATTTGAAATATGCTAAAGACGATCGTAAAGCTGCTAAAGCAGGTTATAAAGAATCTAAAGCCGGCGTTAAAGAAGCCAAAATGGACGCGAGAATCGGAAGCCTTGGCGTGAAAGAAGCTAAGCAAGCAAGAAAAGATTCCAAATATGAATTCGACAGAGCTAAGTTTAACGAAGGTAAAATGAGAGACACTCTTAAGACAAAAATGAGTGATCTTAAAACTGCTAAAGACAAACTTAAAGCTGAAAAGATTCTGTTACGAGAAGGAAAGAAGCTCCTTAGAGATGCAGAAGATGAGGCTAAGATCGGTAAGATGTATGAAAGAAGCATTGCTAAAGGAGAAGGTCAATTTAATCCTGAAAATGCCAAGCGTGATGCATGGAGTGATGTTAATCGAATGATGGGTGGAAGCTTACTTACTAAAACACCTGATGGTCAAAATTTAAATTCAGCACGTGATAAAGATTTTATGAAACGTATGCCTTATGCCTATGCTGATTCGTTAGCAACAAGTAGCTTAAAACGTGACGGCGGGTCAAGAGCAAGCGAAGCTTATGCGAAAGAGTACTCTAAACAGTACGATGCTGCGATAGATAAAATACGTAAAGGTTATAAGTTAAGCGCCGAAGGTAAACGAAATCTTAGCATTGCTGAAGCAAAGAAACCTAGTTTCAGAACAGAAAATGGCGGTGCTTCTGAATCACGTCTTGCTTTTCGTGTGAAACAAATGCAGTCGTCAGGTAAGACCTATGCTCAGATTGCTGATGCTTTGAACATTTCTGAAAGTAGTGTTGGAAGGCTTCTTAATGGTAAGTATAGATAAGTATAGGAGCAATTCAAAATGAACATTAACTATTACAACCCCTACGTCCGTCAGGAGCTTGAACTCTATCATCATGGTGTTGCTGGTCAGAGATGGGGTAAAAGAAATGGCCCACCTTATCCACTTTCTGCAAGTGCTCATTCAGCTTCTGAAAAGAAAGCAGGATGGAGGAAGAGTTTAAATGGCACTTCAAGAACAGCGAAAGCCGTAGGAAGAGGAGCCGTTAAAGTAGCTAAGGCTACAGGACGAGGACTAAAGAAAGTCGCAGGTGTAACCGGTAAAGTTGCTAAAACGACAGCGCATCTTGCGAATAAAGGTCTTTTGGCACTTGACGCTAAACCTGCAATATTCATGACAGATAAAGAAATGCAGGCTCGTATTGACAGACTTAAGTTAAAAAAGGGTTATACAAATGCTCTAAAAGGTAAGTTTAGTGATGTAACTAAAGATAGCGATAGCCAGAATAAAGGTAAAGATAAATCAAATGATCTTTTAGCAGCAATAGGTAAAGACTTTCTTATTCCTGCTACTACAGGAACACTTAATTACATGCTTGCTAAACGTCTGGCAAAAGATACTAACGCCGATATCGATATTGTCAGAACAATTATGGGCAAGAATGCAAATGTTGTAGGTAGTGGCGTTAAGAAGAAAAAGAAGAAAGATCGTCGTAGCAGAGAAGAAGAGAACGACGATGGAAACAATAACAATTAAAGATCTATAATGGATCTTTTTTTTTGTTGTTGGAGGAAACTATGAATATTAATATTTACAATCCCTATGTTCGTAAGGAGCTTGAACTCTACCATCACGGTATCTTCGGTCAGAGATGGGGTAAAAAGAATGGTCCGCCGTATCCTTTAGGAGCTTCAGACCATTCCGCTTCTGAAAAGAAAGCAGGATGGAGGAAATCGCTTGACGGTGGCGGACAAACGAGAAGAGAAGCTCGTAAGTATACAAAAGCTATGAATCAGATTGATAAAGATATAGCTGAGTATACGGCTAAAAAA